ATTGATATGAGCAATCTCCTGAAACGTATTTACACCGGTACTAAAGGTTACAGCTACGTTAATACCGAGGGCAAGCGCGTAATTGCACGCAAGGGTGAAGAGGTTCTTTGCACAGCTGTCCAGGCTAAAGCATTTGCACACGTTCTCACTGACGCCGCAGTTTATGCTGCCCGCCAGGAAGCAGCAAAAGCTGAAGCCGCACAACTGGCTGCTGAGGAACAAGCTGCACTGGCTGACAAAGAGGGTAAATTACCTGAAGACCCTGATGGTGACAAGAAGCCTGATCCAGCAGCCAAACCCAAAGCGTAATCGAGGGTAACAGCAATGGCTCTTCGTACCACAGGCGCAGCAGTTAAGGAATTGATCAACACTACCCTGACAGCTGATACAATTGAGGCCAGTCATTTAGTGACGGCTAATTTGCTTGTGGACGAAGAGCTGCTCGGATATGGATATTCAAGTGCCAGATTGGCAGAAATTGAAAAATGGCTGGCGGCTCATTTTGTGGCACTCACAGAAGAGCGCGGGTCACTGTTAGAGGAAGAGATTGATGACACGGTAGAGAAGACTGCAAATGTCTACTCAGCGGGTCTTTCATCTACACGCTATGGACAGCAAGCAATGATTATTGACACTGGGGGTAAATTAGCCTCCTTGTCCAAAGCAGCAAGTAAACCAAAGGCGAGTTTCCGTGTAATATGACAATGCAAGATCGACATTTGTTGCACGTCGCAACCGTCTGGGATTCGAATGGTTCCGACGGTTTTAATGGTTTTGATTACGGAACACCATACCTCATTCGCTGTCGCTGGGTTGATAAGACCGAAGCGATGTATGATGATCGAGGTGCGGAATTTGTTAGTAAGGCTGTAGTGTATGTCGACCGTGATGTTGGTCTTGATGCATTTATTGCAATGGGTGATCATACGGGCGTAGCAGATCCAAATTCTACAGGCGCTGGTCAAAATGGAATTAATGCACAACGTGTTCGAGCTATACGTGCAACAACCAACTTAAGGAACAGCAGCAAGCAACGACGTGTAATCGTATGAGACGCGCAAATGTTGTTATTGGCAGGCAGCGTGTAACATCGGCTGTTACGGGTACTGAAGCGGATTATATCCGTCACATACGTACGCAAGTAGCAGACATTAAAGCGCGTCTTGATCGTATCCTAACTGAGGCCGAGAAAACAACAGTACCTGCAGTCCGCGCAGCGTTGTATCCGATCTACAAGGAATCGCAGCGTTTAGTCCCAAAGGATACGGGTGATTTGGCTAAGTCGGGTTATTTGGAAGTAGTGAGACGTAAAGGAACTGTAGTAGCTGAGATTGGTTACGGTAAATATGGCAAACCTGGATATACAGTTTATGTCCATGAGATCCTTAGCTACGAGCACGAAGCACCGACGCAAGCAAAATTTTTGGAAGCGCCATTACGTGCGCAGATGAACCTGATCCTCGAAAGGGTTGGTACATACATTAAGGCACACATGAAGAAATGAGCGAGTTCCCGATTTCATTAGGCGTTAAGTCGTTAATCGCAGCAGATGCGAACAGCAACAATTATGCTATTGAAATTGGCGGCCTCCCAAATTCTCCAGATGCCGTTATTGCTATTGCAGACACTGGCGGATTACCAGCTAATCCTGCCTGGTTGTTGGATTTCCCTGCAGTACAGGTAACTGTTCGCGGCACTATCGGTGGGTACCAAAGTGCGTGGCAGCAATGCAAAAATATAAAGGATTTACTGGTAGGTCTACCGTCACAGGACATTAACGGTGATCGTTGGGTGAGTGTACTGATGGCTACAGACGTAGCATTCATTGGTAGGGATAAAAATCAACGTCCCATATTCACCCTGAACCTTAACTTCATCATTGAGCCGCAGACGAATGCGAATACCAATCGGACTGCAATTAACGACGAATAACCCGGAGGATTGACAATGGGTGCTAAAAGAGTACAAATTTCCACCGATGGCGTTACCTGGTATTCCTTCCCCGGTGCAGGTGGTGAATTCAGCGCAGATTCTGCAGGTATCGACGACACAATCCTTGGCCAAGATTTTGGTTCAGAGGAACGCGGTCTTGCTTCATGGAGCATCAAGACTGACGGTATCTACAAAGGTTATGCAGGTTATTCCGCTGTAATCAAGAAGGGTGGTACACCAGTTGCAGTCACCGGCGAAGCGTGTGCACTGGAATCAGGTAAGATCTATGCCATCAGCACAGCAGCAAGACAGATTTGGTCACGCAGTGCTTCTGTCGTGGTATATGATGGTGGTGTTGATCATACTGCCGATGTTGAATGGATTGACTACCTGTTCGGTCGTGTGAAGTTCAACGATTCCTATACTGTTGGCGGTGCTGTCACAGTTGATGTGTCTTACATCCCTACTGCTGTAGTGGGTTGTGGCAAATCCTACACGCTGAACATGACAGCAGCAACCAAAGATGAATCGTGCTTTGATGCGGTGCAATCCAACGGTTACTACTCCGTGTTCGCTGCCGGACTGAAGTCAGTGTCTCTGGATCTGGAAGGTATTTTCCGTGCTGCTGACGGTCTCCTCACACTGCTTACTGCCAGAACCGAACTGATTATTGAAGTTGATCCTACCGGCACTGGTGCATCCATTGCTCGCGGCTTCTTCAAGGCAGCAAGTACTGGTCAAAGCGGTGATGTTGGTGCAGTTGAAGATGCTACCACATCTTTCATGCTCAGTGTCCCATATGAAGTAGATAACCCAGAAGTGTATTTGCCCTTCCGTTGGAAGCATACCAGTACCACATTGGCTACTGCGATTCAGCTGGCACTTACATCTTGGGAAAACAACCTCAATACCTACCAGGTGCAGTACTTGCCTCAAGGTGCTGCTGGCCAGACACCTAATGATGGTGCCAAAGGTGCTGTGGTTGTTACCAACGTCACTCTTAGTGGTGGCCTCAGTGAGATGAACGTGTTCACTGCTGAGTTCACCGGTACAGGAGCTGTAACCGTAGTTTAACCAACCAACAACCCATAGAGGTGTAATATGAACCCTGAAGTACCAATGACCAGAGACATGATGCGCAGTGAATTGCTCGGTGTGCATCATGGCCCTAAGGTCAAATCTATTAAACTGTTCGGTATGGACGTTGATCTTGTTCAACCATCCATCCGCCACGTACTGAATCGTCCAGCTTCTGAAAACATGGATGCTGCCACATCAACGATCCGTATGGTGATTGAGTATGCGTGTATGCCTGACACCCATACCAGGATCTTTGAAGAGGCTGATCTTGATACTATGCTCGAGTGGCCTTGGGGTGAAGACCTCATGGAAGTAAATGCCGCATTGGCTGAACTGTCAGGCATCAAGATCAAGATGGCTGAAGAGGTTATTAAGACCGACCCTTTGTCCGCATCGTTGCCGAATACGCTTACCACGTAGGGAAATATTTTCATGAAGTGCTGGACGAAGCAACACCCGAAGATCTGGCATTTTTCGTGGCAATGCGTAACATCGAACGCAAGGAAGAGGTAAAAGCGATTAGAAGGGCGCAAGCCCATAATGGAAAACAACGGTAAAGAGGAAGCTCGCGCATGTTTAACTTAGGTGATCTGTTTTTTAGCCTGAGCGCCAAAATGGAAAATTTAGGGCGTGCGCGAGCATCCATGGACGATATTGCCCGTACAGCAGAACGTACAGCACAAGCTCAAGTACAAGCCGCAGGGAAAGTAGCAGCAGCACAAGAACATCAAATGCGGGTTCTACAGCTGTTACAAGCACAAGTAACTGCAGCAGCGCAGTCTTCTAAAAACTCTGCCAACATGTCTCAGCTGAACCAGCAGATTGCAAGCCTTACACAGCTTGTACAGGCTGGTGCCATTACTATGCCGCAGTTCAATCAGCGCGTACAAATGTTGGGTGCACAAGCCCAACTGACTGCGGGGCAAGTACGTAACCTGAACACTGTGATGTATCAGGGTGCTAATGCCAACGCACATTACCACAATACGTTGAAGAACATCACCTCGTCA